AACTGCCATTCTGTTCCTCTTGCATTGAGCCTAAAAGAATGATTGCATAATGAATAACTTTGTATAAGTCTTTCTCATTTCTGCCTTCTTTCTTTCCAAAACGCTGTGCATATTTCATAATATTTCCGATACAGAAGCCATCTCCATGACCATGTTCAAATACCATCTCTGTTGTTTGCTTACCTGTAGTAGCATAGTGTTGGCTATATGTATTGTTAACATACTGTTCTAGTCGGGACAATATTAAGTCCTCATTGAATTTGTACTGTGGTACTTGTTTTGGGTTATACACGGGTTATCCTTTTTTCGTAATCGGCATAGTCTTCGTTCCACCAGTGTGGTTTGTCTCTGTATTTCCAACTGGCGAAGGTTGCCTTGTCTAAATGGTAATAGTCTCGATAGCTTTGTATCGGATTATCGTAATCTCGTAAGTCCTCTGGCATTGCCAGTCCGAACTTAGTAAAACCTACTCTCTCAAGATTCACTGGGTCTGGCAATTTGTTTACTACTTGTTCGATTGATTTGTGTAGCTTGCCGTAGCGATAGTGGTACTCATCATTCAATGCGTTAGCATAACAATGAACCCACTCATGGTTGTCCAATGACTCTCTTGCCCAGATTGTGCAAGGATGATTGTACATCATTGGGAGGTAGGGGAAGGGTCGTTCCTCAAGAGGCAAATGCTTGATTTCTGCTTTGAGTTTGTTGAGAACTTCTCGCTCGTCTGCATTGAGTGCGCGAGGAACATACCCTAGAAACTTGTCTATGTAAATTGTTGTGCAAAGAATCTGGGCAGCTTCTAGTGGCATCTTAACAATATGCTTGTCAACATGATACTCTGCTGCCTTGTCGAGATTCTCGTCTAAGTAAAATAAGTTCATTACTCTACTTCCAGCACTTATATACGCCACAAAGACCGTCTGCATTTTCTGTAGTCTTACAGTAATAGCATACTTTTTCTTCTTTCTTTGTTGGCTTGATTTTTTTAATGTCTTTGAACTTTTTCATAACTTATATTATACTAAAATTATGAGATGAAGTCAAGAACTATTTTCCGTTTCCATTAATCTTATCTTTAGCTGTACCTGCATATAGTCCGAACCATGCCGCACCTGCTCCTACAACTATCGAAATAAGACCTGACTGTTCTAATGTCGGTACTTCTAATTCCATAAACCAGAAAGTACAATAGTATAATAAATACATATACACTGACAAGAACATTCTAGGAAAAATACGCCATGAGTCTACCATATTGGATAGCCATATCCATCTTTGCCATGGATTGTCTGGTTCTCTTTCGTTTTCCATCTCCATTATTTTAGCTTTTAATTCACCGATTTCTGATACCATTGACATAAACTTATTAAGGTCTATCTCAACTTCATTTCGGCTCATATCACCTTGGAATTGGTCTTGATTTGCCATTTAGCTCTCCTTTGCGTCTTGCTTAGCTTTACCAACATTGATTGCAAACCAGTCAAGAATTTTATACATCTTTCCAACTAACTTATCATCTTTTGGTGTGTCAGTACACGCCGCTATGATTGAAGCACTCATGACTAACCATGGTATAACTTGAATCCATCCTATAACCCACTGTAAGAATCCTAACATTCTTCTCTCCTAACCCTCTTACGAGGCTGAGCCTTAATTTAAGGCTATCTCAATAGCTCTAGCCCAGTATATATCGTCTGCGATAATACAGTCTATAGCTTCATATCCTAACTGTTCTGCTTGAAGTAATCTAAGATTACCACTATAACATACGAACGGTTTAGAGTTGGAAGGTTTATTACCTTCCATTGTTAAAGCACAGTTTTGTTTGCTGGACTTTAACAATACAAGGGGTTTGTTTTCAACTCTTTTTCTTTTTGGTTTATTTTTGACACAATGAATTCTATCGAGGGTTACAACGGTTGTCTGGTATTCAGCTTCTTCTAGGTGTTCCTTCACTAAATAAGCTGATAGTGTTTTAACAGGTGAACTTAATGCTCTTACTGCGTCTATTTATTTATCTCCTCTAATTTTTCAATTCTTTGCACTAAAGGTGTATACCCATCAAATTCTTCTATACCACACTTAGGGTGTGCTATCTTCTCTAGGTTTACAATTCTTTCCTCTAGTTCTTCACACCATTCTTCGATTATTTCTAATCTTTCTTGTAAGTGTGGGTGCTTTTCAAAGTACTTGGCACCTTTCATTCCATCTCTATATGCGAGATACTGTCTAACAAAATTAAACATTACTGATCAGTATTTAACGGCTCAGTCGTTACTTTTCTATAGTATACTACTACATCTTTTAATTCAGTGATATATCTTTGCAACTCTTTCATGTTCAATGACATTACTTCATAGTCTGGTACTGTCATTGCTAAGAATACTAACTCTCCTTCTTGTACTCTAATCTTTTCGAGTTGATCTTCCCAGTTGTCTGGGTTTACAACTATCCATTGAGGAGCTGAAAGGTCTATTTCTCTAGGCATGACTGGTTGAACAATCTTCCTCTCCATAGGCTTTGCTGTTACTTCAATAGCTCTAGTTGATAGTAGGCTGCAACTGGAGACCATCATCAAGATCGTCAACGGTAGCACTAAGTTTCTCAATATTTTCAAATGCGTGTTTTGTTCCATTATTTATTTTCCTTTCCATTTCTACTGGGTCTTCCAGTATTTTTGCTGTTAATTTATAGTTCTTTATGAAATCACTATATCTATTTAATTCTCGTTGTATCTCTTGACTTCTTAAAGTCTGAGCCTGTAACATCTCTGTTTGCAAACTAAAGTCTGCCTGCATGGTAGCTATAGCTTCTTCTTGTGTTGCTACTGCTCCCTCTAACTTTGCATTGTTTACTTTAAGTGTTTCGTTTTCTGTGTAAAGCCAATAACTTGTACCACCTAAAACTAAACAAAAAGCTAATAACATTTGATTCATACTATGTGTTCCTCTCTCAGCTTCTTAGCTGTTCTTGTTTCACCTGACTTGCTTTCGTACTCATCAGTGATACCTTTAGTGCCAGCTTTCAATACATCTTCTTGTTCCATTGCTATTATTACTAAGCAAAGTAAAACAAAAAGTCCCATTGACTGACTATTGTTGTTTATTATTTCTGCAAACCATGTTGTTCCTTGAGGTAAGAACAAGGAGGCTATTACAGCTAACAGTAGCATTTTTGCTACTAATACTATCCATTTCATTAAATTTCCTCTATTTTGTAATTGAGTCCTTCTGCGCCAGAGAATTGTATTACTTCTCCACTTTCAGTTCTGAACTTTAAAAATTTTTCTTTTTGAGTTATTATCTTTCTAACAGTAAAAGTTTGATCATCTGAGTCTCCCCATACATTATTAAAGCTCACTGTCACTTTGTAAATGGGTACAAACTTGCTCTTCAGCCATATCCACCAGTTCTTGACTGATGCGAAAAATTGTTTTATTTTGTGCATTTATTGTACTCTCTAATGTGTTTAGCTTTTGCCAGTTTGCTAACTCTATATTTCTTGTTATATCTAACTCTGTTACATACTGTGTGTATGTGTAATAATGAAAACATAATGCTACCCATACGAGTAGCACTAATAATTTATTTATGTTGATGTTGATGATGAAGTAGAAGTTGAACTGCTAGTTGTTGTACTGGTCGCTGTAACTGTTGTTGTTTCAGTCATGCTGTTTAGTTCATCAATGATAGCCTGTTCTGTAGCTGTAGTACTTGCACTATTAGTTTCTGTACTTGTATTAGTGCTAGTATTTGTACTAGTATTTGTACTAGTAGTAGCAGTATTTGTACTTGTCATAGCTTCAGCAACTGCTGTAAGCACTGCTGCTGTTTGAGTAACTGCTACCACATCTACTGCGTTATCAGGTACTTCTACTTCTTGTACTGGAACTATCTCTGGTTGTTCTTCTTTTGCATCTTTGGGTTGTTCATTATATCCCCAAATTAACAACATTAGTAGTAATATATCCATTATTTCTCCTATATTGTCCTATTTTTAGGCATCTGACCAGTCTTTGCCTTCAAATAGTAGTGATTCAGCCTCTCTTCGTCTGATTAATCCTTCTAAAACTTTGCCGCTTGCTTTGTTCCATCTTTTTAACTGGGCAGGCACTTCGTCGTACTCTCCAGCATTTAGAACTTTCAACATAGTTGAGCTTCGTAAGTTAGTCGGACCAAGGTTGTATGTCCATGACACTAATGCGTCAAACATACACTGGTCTAATTGATTGTCTACTGCGTCTGACACATATGTCTCATAAGTAGCTAGTTCTTCTACTAGCATCTCATCTGCCTGTGCCTTGGTAATTTGCATACCTTCTGTTACGCCTTTTGTGTGTCCGTATCCGATTGTGAGAACTCCAGCAGCACATTTGTACGCTTCTAGTTCACAGCCTTCGAACTTCTTGATAAGGGCTATGCCCTCTTGTGATATTTTCATAATGTAAAACTTTCTCCACAACCACACTGGGCTGTTTCTTGTGGACTGGAGATTTTAAACTGTTCATTCAGTCCATTTTCTTCCCAGTCTATATTGATTTCATTAACATAGCTAAATGTCATTGGGTCTACAGCAATAATACCATAGAACACCGCATCACTTGACATATTTGGTTCTTCCAAATACTTCAAGTCATACGACCACCCGTTACATCCGTTGGGTTTCAACATTAATCGTATCCCCCAAACCTGTTTGTTTTTTACTTTCTTTTGTAGCCTTTCTAATGCAGGCTCTGTGCAATTTATCATAATATTAGTAATGCGAGAGGGCAGTTTGACCTGCCCCTTCGACTTAGGTCTTGACTCGTACTAGAATAAAGGAGCTGCACTGGCTACGATAGCCAATCCAAATATACCAATTAACCCAATCATTGTGACTGCGTCTGATACATCCTCATATTTCTCTACTTGTCTAAAACTATTCATAAGTGTTTTCATTTAATATCCAATACTTTCCGATTAGAATTTGGAGTTTTAGACAGCGCGATAGTCAATAGTCCATCTGTTAGTTCGACATCATCTACTTTTAAGTCCGTGTTTAACATAAACTTACGCTCAAAAGATTTAAGACTGAGACCTTGATGAGAGAATCTTTCACTCTCACTTAGTTTCTGTTCTTTTTTCCCCTTGATGAGCAACTCATTATCATCATGAATTAACTCAAGTTCTTGTTTAGACCAACCTGGCACCGCAACCTCTATTCGAAAGTTACCTGTTACCGTGTTCTCTACAATGTTATATCTTGGATATGAAGTATCAGTGTTGTGTAACAACCACTCGTTATTCATACCAAGCCAAAATTTACTAATATCAATCGTCATATTATTTTCTCCTAATTTTCTTTTCAGTAAAACTATGCCCACCCTTGCGGTATGGACGCCATTGTGCAAGAAACCCTTCTTACACTTATGTATATTATACTAAAATTAAGACCAAAAGTCAACAATTATTTTTTGATTAGTCATCGAAGTCTATCTTGCCCTGAGCTTTCATGTAGTCTAAGGTCTTTCCGATTCCTTCTTGGTGTCCGTGCCTGTATGCAAGGTAAATGCATGATACCAGTATTAATAGGTATGCTATATCTATATCCATAATTATTCTCCAATGACTATATTATACTAAATTCTTAACCATAAGTCAAGTAAAAAATTAGGGGTATCTAAAAATAGTTGTTGACACATGGATGAAGATTTGATATAATAACAGTATGATTTATAAAAAAGGCAAATGGACAACGAAGGAGAGACAGACACTCAAAGACCTTTATAATAAACTACCAATAAACGAGTTATCAAGTAGATTACTGAGAAAAACTACTAGCATAACATCACAAGTAAACTATCTTCGAAAAAGAGGATGGGCATTTCACAGGAGAAAAGATGGATAACATAATTGAATTCCCTAGAATGAAGAAATCAGAAGAATTAACAGATAAGTTAGTAACTGCACTTATAGCACACTGCCACAAAGAAGGAATGAATACAGTAAATCCTGACTTCGTTTTTGATATGGCATGGGTTCATAAGTTTCTTCAAGCTACAGTTGACAATCAGCATAACATTGCGAATGACCTGTGTCGCCTCACACGAGCACAAGGATTAAATGAGAATTGATTGTAAAACACTACCAGTAGAAAAAGCCATACGAATACTAAGACGAAAGTTAGACCGTGATGGAAGAAAAGAAAGACTAAAGGAACTCGAATTCTACGAGAAGCCAACAGCAAAGAAGAAAAGAATGAAAGCTGCCGCATCCAAAAGGCAACAAAAAATAACGAACGAATATAGAAAATATACTAGGAAACGACCAAGGCATGAAAGAACTTAAAATTAAATCACTATTGTTTTACGAAAAATTGTCCGTAGCTGTCTTTGGTTTATGTGTATATTTCTTACTGGTCTTACATTCTGCGAGTGAGATTTTTGAACAGTCTCGTTTTGGAAGAGATACAATTTCTCTTTATAAAAAATTGCACGAGAACAAACTCAAAACCCTCTACCCATTCAAGAAATAAAATATTTTAATCACAAAAAGACTCAAATCTTTTCACTAAATCATACTCCTATGAAAAAAAGTATTTGCATTTTTGGTAAAGTTATGGTAAAATATTATTATCTAATTCAAGATAGATACTACGACAAACAACAACTTATCACTATCGCCTACTAGAGCATTATCGAATGAAAAACATTAATTTATGCTCGTCGCGTAAGCGTAAGAGCATACCTTGTTATTTAGACGATTTATGCGATAGGTTATGATTTATCTTGTCAATTATATCACTCCCAAGAAAAGCCAACTAAAACTAATACGGCTTTTCACCAATCCCAAACTTTCAAACGACTTAACTACAATTGCGCCTAAGCGAAAATTTATTTTTACCTATAATTTATAAGGTATAATAAGTAATTAACTTATATACTTTAAGTACTTATATGCAATTATAACGATAAACTACAATTTTATTCAAATTATCCCTAGTATGTTATACACCCGCTACAGGTTTGTAGTGGTTCTTGGTTCGTTATACACCCGTTGCAGGTTTAAACCAAAGTGGAGCGAGATGAGAGAATCGAACTCTCCTCTACTGGTTGGAAGCCAGTCATAATATCCAATATACTAATCTCGCTTATGTGGCGGTCTGACGGAGAATCGAACTCCGATTACTAGCGTGACAAGCTAGGGTACTAACCATTATACTACCAAACCTATATTTTTAGTCTCTTTGAATCATTCGTAAGTTTACTACTTGTGTTGTGAAAGTTATATTCTCATCACACAAAGTTATTGCTAGTTGATTCTGTAACTGTGGCTCAGGTTGTGGACTAGATACAACCTCAAAGTACTGACCATGTTCTGCTATTATCTTACGAAGTTTATCATTGTTCGGAAAAATCTTAGCGTATCGCTTATCTCTATTACCCATTATTCACCTCTCCATACTAATTGATATCCATCATACCCTTCTTCACCATTACTTTCGTACTCTCTTAGAGTTAATACTAAATTCTTAAGGTCAGACTTTGGACTCTTTTCCAAGCCTACTATAGAATTTGCACTTATATCTAAAATACTTGCTAGTTCTTCTACTAACTCTTTCTTGGTCACAGGGTCTTCGCCAGTCTTTGTTTTGTATACTGTTTTCTTGTATACTCCCTCTCTACTTAACTTTCCTATGATAGATTTTACACTCTTGTTGAGTTCATCTGCTAGAGCATCTACTGTCTCCCTTGTGGGTTCTGTTTCATATGCTTTAACCATATAGTTTACTTGTTCTTCTGTATAGTTTACACTCATACTATTTCCCCTTTTCCTGTTGCTGTTAAAAATTCTTCTTGTTCTCTTACGATATCTTCAACTTCGTTAGTTGTTAATAACCATTCTTTTGCTAGATTTCTAATGATTACTGGATGTTCTATATCCTCTGCTAGTTGCAGTTCATAGTCTATATGCAAACAAATTTTACTGCCTATACTTAGCATCTTCGCCCTCCCTACTAATTTGGTCGATACACTCTGCCGTAGTCATGCTACTAGGTACTTCTTCAGTATGTCTCGCAAAGCCGTTAATGTTTTCAATTAATTGCGAACCATCGTTGTATGTAGTTGTCCATGACTTAACCAGACCATTTATTGTGCCTGCGATTTCTTTTACTTTCTTACGCCATTTCTCTACTGCTAGAACCATTCGTTGTTTTTCTACTAAGTCGTCATACTGACCCATCATCATCTCCGTTGTTTGCTATGATATACATACCTAAAGTAAATACTACGAGAGCAAGAACAAATGCCATTACAAATTCATCATATGTCATTAGCTGTCTCCCTCTTTAACGAATATTCCGTCAATCATTTTACCTTTTCTGTCTTTGATATCTTCATAAGCTACCTGCAGACACTCTTCCAAAGTAGTACCTTCTCTCTCAGCAATGTTTATTAGAATAACAAGACAGTCTCCTATATCATCTTTGACATCTTGTTGTTTACATACGCTGTCGGATAGTTCTCCTACTTCTTGTATTAGTTTTAGTACTTGGTCTTTGCTTGTCGCGCCTTCAATCAAGTTCCTGTTGTGATGCCAATAGGACACCTTTTGTATTAGTTCTTCCATTTTATCTCCCTAATGTTTTTAAATCGTTTTCGGTTATATACTGATAACCACCCTTGTTGTAGGTAATCCCTACTTGCTTTTTTCTTGCGTGTGCTATAGATTTTGCACTTGCTTCGCCACAGGGTAAGCATAACCTGTAGCCAAGCTCTCGTCTTGCAGGTGATATCCTGCTACCACATTTACACAACATCTTCTAAATCTCGCATAAGTTCTGTAGATTGTATCGTTTTACCACTAGCTAAAGTGATGTTCATATAGCGTGGGTTCTTTTTAAGAGGCGTGCCATGCCACTGTTCTATGTAAGCTCCCGCTTCAGAAGTGTCTGGGGCTTTTATGCCTACGATTGTACTACCATTAGTCTTTTGACCAATATGATAATGTGTATTTGCTTGTCTTTTCCAATATGTCATTTTTTCTCCTATAAATATAATACTATGTTTGCATAACCAATTCTTTTAGTTCTTTCAACATACTATTATACTCACTTGTGAGTGTAACAATTTCCTCATTAAGTATGTCTAACTCTTTCATAACTTCTTGAAGCATCTGCTCTTGTCGGTCGAGCGCATCATTTAGTTGTTGTAGTCTTTGTACTCTGTTAATCTGTACTTTACTTGGAAATTGTATAACCTTTGCCACTAGCTGCCCTGCCCATTATATTTCTTGAACGAGCGTCTTTTACTCTTATTCATGGTTGATGTACCAACTTTGCCTCTACCTTGTGATGTTTTCTTTTTCACACTTGTTCTGAGGTCTTTTCTAAATCGTACTGCCATTATAGAACTCCTACTTCAACCCAGTTGACTTTGAGTCCTCTACGAGCAAGCTCGTTTAGGCACTTCTGTTTAACTTTAGGCTTTTGCCCATTGTTTATATAAGTTATCAACTCTTCTTTAGGTGTAGTCTTTAGGTAGTAGTGTTTAGTAACTACTTTAGTAGAGCCACGAGTTCTTAGTTTCTCTGTTGGTTTAAATTTAGCTGGCATTGTGTTCTCCTCTAGTTCTGGCGTTTAAAAATTGTTTGTAGTTGTCTCGTTTTGCGACTGAGTCTGGGTCGAATTGACTTCTTAGTCTAAGGAAGGTGGAGTACTTAACAAAGTGTCCACTATTCATGTATAGATTGAAGTCTGCTGGTCTGCCTGTGGCTACCAGTTGTTTTTGACATTCATGTAGTTTTATCACTATCTACCCCTCCCTGCCATCTTCTTCTCGACCTTGCGAGCAACAGGTGTAGTTTGCTTACTACCTATGATGTATACTTCTTCTTCTTGTTGTTTTACCACTACTTTGCCGAAGTCTCCTTTCCAGTAGCCGATTGCATTTCTGCGTGAAATTTCTTTGCGGATTCTCGCTCCAACTGTACCCTGCTCGCCTTCGCGAGATAGTAAGTCTACTGAATCTAATTGCATGATGTCTAGTAATTGCATTTTTCTTCTCCCTTGTGTTTTACTTTTTTACTGTATTTTGTTCTGTCGCGCATAGTCACTGCCTTTACGAATTTACGGGCGTACTTTGCGACTATATTTTGTTTCTTGTTCTTTTTCATAATATGAATATTATACAGGAGTTAAGGAATTTTGTCAAGAGATTTTTTTGATTTGGCATCAGAAATTTGATGTGGAGGAATGTGGGGAATAAAAAACCCCTCGAACCTTGCTGTATGTACATCTCAAAGGAACGGAGGGGGAAAATGTTAATATTGCATCTTTTATATACTTCACTTATCCACTAGAAGTATTGAACATAGTGGTCTACTTTGCTCCTATTGGTTACGCAGGAGGGACTAATGTAGTTAACAAAATATCTGCGTGGGTTATAGATTAACTACTTGATATCAAACTATGACATGGGCCCGCCATCGCGAACAGGGGACTTATGCAGGGAGCTGAGTAACTCGAAGATTTACTACTATTCCAGTTTTTTGCTTTGTATTTATTACACGGCTCGTAAAGCTCTTCCGAGGCTTGTTTACGCAGTTACCCTGCGAGTATCGAATTAAGGCTCTGTTCCTACTACCTCTATCTTACTATTCACATACTGCCATATCTGGCTCGGGTTTCATAAGATAAGCACTATATCTAGTGTCTAACTTGTATGGCTGTGGCATAACTTCTCAATATCCTAATAGTTTACCTCACTCTTACCATTTTGATACTATGCTCACATTACTTGATGGGCTTGACAGCTAAAGCTGAATCGCACCTCGCACTCTGAGTATCAGTTAAGAGCGTAGTAGCCGTTCACCCATCTTACCGACTGTGTTCACAGATAGGCGAGGGCATTGTGGTAGTTCTACTACTATGAAGGACTTAGTGCGGAGGATTTACACAGATTGGTTACTGAGACCTGTAAGACTTATTGCCTAACTCTCATAAAGTCGTTGTTTAGCTAAGGGCATGGACATAAAAGAACATGGGCTATAATTACTAAACATACTACTTTTAAGAGTATGGGGAAGGTTAGCGAGGTTTATTTATTGGCTAGGATTCCGCGTAGAACGCGACACCATCACGGCTCAATCATTTCTTTTTACCTGTGTACGCTGGGGTTTACCTGCCACATACTATTAAAAGTGCTGTTTTCCTACTCATTGTTTAAAAGTCGATTCTGTGGAAAACGCTGCATAAAGTCAACGCCGACTGGTTCACAATATTGTCGTGTATTGTCCGATAATCACGGGTGCGTTACGCCTTGCTAGGTTTGCATTGCAATGCTACTACTAACCCTCACGCCGACCTTCTCATACTGCAGTAATGGGTCGAATCATATACTGCTGGGGATTGGGCGATTGATAGTCCAACCTCTTACTCTCCTTCAATCACTTTCTGGAGAGTTGCTGACACACATAGGAATGATACCAATTTACGCAATGTCAGTCTTTTCGCAGTCAATTTGTTATTCGGTATGATGCGTCGCCGAAATATGTCTTTGTATCTTTTTTCGATATAAATATATTATACTGAAAGTGAAACCATTTGTCAAGAAGAATTTTGAATTATTTATCTCTCCTACTTGATAAATGGTGGTGAGTTAGGCTCACCACTCCTGACTTTAGGACTAGCTGATTGTGTCAATCAATCTTTGGAGGTCAGCCTTGCTGGCTTTCACTAGGGAAGGAAGCTCGATTCCGTAATGTGTCTCGATAGCTGTAAGAAGTTCTGCTTTGCGTACGATTGGCTCACCAGTCTTTGTTGTGCGTGGTGTAGCTTTGTACACGCCTTCTCTTGATAGCTTGGCTATGACACTTCTTGTGTTCTTGCCTAATTCTTTAGCTAATGCGTCTACTGTCTCTCTTGTAGGGTTAGCTGTGTATGTTGCGACCATTTTGTCGGTCATTGGTTGGGTGTAGTTGGCTTGTGCCATAATAGTCTCCTTTTTAAATAGTTGGTTGTAAATTTGTTTAATTGTTTTCATTATGATAATATTATAACAACTTTACTTCTGGCTTGTCAATAGGTTGGCTCACTTTTTTTAATATTTTTTCTTGTGCCAAGTCTTGTTCATTCATGCTGTGCCAAATTTGAATTTGGGTTGCCTGCCATTGTTGTTCTAGCAAACTCTTTTTCTTCTGCAATCTTATGCTGTTATTGACAGACCTCTGTCGTTGTCGTGTTACTCTCATTCTTCTACTCATTAGCCAAAAACTCCTATAAATATGGTAGCCAAGAGTATCCATGTGAGTGGGTGTTTTATCAACATTGCCCACGGCACAGGTTTTCTATTAGCTCGTTTTTCCTTAATGCGTTCTATTTCTTTAGACACATTGAGTCGTTTATTGTGAAACATTAGTATATTATAGCAGTATCGGTTTGACTTGTCAAGAAATATTTTTCGCTGGTTCATTTCCAGAAATGCCAGTTCTTGTTTTTAGCTTTCTTTTCTAAGTCCTCTAAATCGCTCCGCGCTCTTTCTAGGTTTTCTTTTGCTTGGATTACTTCTTCGTTAAACGCTACTTCTTTCGCTTGTTCTGCCCACCACTTTCTTACTAGCGTCCATGTTTGCTCTGGTGTTCTGTCGTTGTAATTTCCGTCATCCCAGTAGCCAACCATGTCACAGAAGTGTGGTGTTCCGTCTTTGATAAATATAGCAAAGTCAAAGTCGTCCCATACTAGTTTCGCTCTGTCAACAATCATCAGAATGTCAGCAGGAATAGTTAGTGTGTAGTCTTTATAGTTTTCTTGTTTTTTCATAATTACATCTATTATATCGTAATTGATTGGCGTTGTCAATAGAAAATGTGAAGTATTCATAAAAATGCACAGAGGAACGCCGAGGGGCGGGACGCGAAACCACGCCTCCTTCGTGGCGAAATCTTCGAAAAACGCAAAAAATTGTCATAAATCTGCCGTAAACTCTTGACAAACCCGCAAAAACCTGATATAATACCAGGGTGGGGAAGGGGTAAGTCAAAGTTGCGGAGGCTCGCCAAGCTTGCCGAGTTGTGTGTTTTGCACTTACTTTTTCTAGATTTCGCAAGCTCGCGCGTTCGCGGTTACATTTCGTACTTAGACTTAGTACTTCATTTACATACTTACACCCGCTAGCGCGTCTTTCATTTTTGTACTTAGTTTTCGTACTTAGGCGCAGACGGCACCTATCGCTGTGATGTTTTATTTCAGGGCCGCTTCGTTGGATATGGCAAAAGATAAAAATATTTCTAATTAATTTGTGCCGAGTTATTGACAACCCCGAACAAACCCTTTATAATATACCCATATTTTAGGAGAACATAATGGAAAAAGCAAACAAGCCCCTTGAGCCAACCAAAACAGCGTTGGTCCGTGAAGTCGAAGCCAAACTAGGTTTCAAAAAATTCGAGCTGAACTCACTCGAAAGAGCGAACAAAGCAACGATTGTCGCACTACTAGTAAGATAGTTTTAAGAACCCGACGCAAGTCGGGTTTTTTTGGTTTTTAAAACGATAGTAAGTACTCACTCCCGCGGAGACCCTGTCAAACACTGCGTGTGGCGGGGTTTCATTTGCGTACTTCAGTTTAGTACTTCAATTTCGCACTTAGGCGCAGGCGCGCGCGCTTTCCTTAAATGAGAATCATTATGAGAATGAGAATCATTCAGCCCTGATTTAGAAGACTTCCTAATTCAGCCTGATTTAGTTAAATCAGTCAACGTATACCTGTTTTAGCTTTATCTGAATCAGCTCGGCGCCGCCCGCCCTGAAACCCGCTTATAGCAAGGGTTTCAGAGGTAGCTCTAATTGTAGAGGTGGAAATGATTTCAATTCTTGCTCTAGAATTTTTTGCTCGTTGCGTTTCGCTTTGAGCTTTCGTCTTTCCGTCTGCAAGTCTTTTTTCAATTCGTCTCTGATTAATCTCAGTCTACGATTTTCGTTTAGCAGTCTGATAGGTTTCATGTGCCTATCAAATCTTGCCATTTCTCCCTCGTCG